TGCCCGGGCCGTTAGGGTCAAACTCACGCAAATTGTTATTGAAAACAACGGTCATCTGCCCGGCACTGAACTTGTCAATGATGGTTGATTTGCCACGCTTGAACGAAACCGACTTCACAGAATCGGTTACCTCAGTCATCAGATAACCGAGCACGCCCGTATCCAACAGGTCAGTGTCCAACACAAACCCAAGTGTGCCTTCAAGAAAAACCTGATATTGCATCGCCATTATGCGCTCGCAAACACAGGGCCAGAAGTACGCTCATAACGCTTGATAGCCTCAACCACTGCACGCCCAACATCTGAGCTGGTGGACAAACCGCCGTTGACATTCACCACATAGGTTGCGCCACCGCCACGGCTGCCCATCATCCGGTCAAGACGATCCAACGGAATGACCGCCTCAGCCTGACCAGCCTCACCAATCGTTGCCAGCGTTCCACCAGGTCGAGGCATCACAATTCCACCGGCAGCCAACTTGAAACCTTGACCGCCATACTCGCGCCCAAAAGTGGTTCGAGCGCCAGACTGCAAACTGCTCGGGATGCTCGGGCCTGTCACATTGCTAATCAAGTCAATGCTGAAATCAGTTCCGGCAATGGTGTTCCACACATCCAACAAACCATTGAACGCCTTGATGACAAAGTTAATGCCGTTAATTACACCGTTGGCAACAGCCGCCCAAGCCGTACCAATGCCAAACACTACGGCATCCCACGCCTTGCCCATGAACCTTGTAATCTCATCCCAATTCTCGGCAATAACAACAATGGCGGCAACAATAAGTGCAACACCAATCAGAATCGCGGCAACAATGATGCCAATCGGGTTCGCATACAACGCCGCATTAAACGCCCAAATGATGCCCGTGGCAACAACAAACGCGCCACCCACAATCGCCAGCGCCCCGGCAATACTGTTAGCCAAACCCTGATTCTCTGTGTACCAAGTCGTGAAACCAATAAACGACTCAACAAGCCCGATGACCATATCAGCCACAGCCTTGATGGCAACTTCGAGCTGAGGGCCGTTGTTGTCAATAAAGTCAGTGAACTGGTCAATCAGCCGGTCAAAAACGGGAAGCAGTTGCTCACCAAGCTTCAACTGCAAATCTTCAAAGTTTGCCTGAAGTGTTTTGACCGATCCAGCCATGCCATCTTGCGTGCGAGCAAAGTCACCCTGCTGGATAGTTGTCTGCTCAAGAATCGCCGCGTGAGCCGCCAAAACTTTCTGCTGAGGGGTCAGCGCATCAGTGCCGTCATAGATGCCCATTTCCATCGCTTTGGCTTTCAGCGTGGCATCATCCAACAACACACCATAACGGCGGATGGGTTCGTTCTCGCCTCGAAGTGCTGCACCAAGCGCGCCAATAGCATCGTCTACCGAAGTGTTATTGAACGAAGCCAAGTCGGCGGCAAGAATCGACAAGCCCTTAGAAAACTCAACATTATCCTCACCGGCGATACCGGCAGCCTGACCAAACAACCCAAACTGTTTCGACGCATCCAAGAACTGTGTCTGAGTCATACCCAACAAGTCGGGCGCGGTTTTTGCAAAGTCAATCAGAGACTGTGCAGACTCACCGAAAGACTGTTTGATTGCTGAGGCTACTTCTTGATAGCCAGACGCAATCTTTACCGAGTCAATGCTGATCTTGCCGACACCAATGGCAATACCGGCAAACGCACCAATGATGATGCCCGAGGCCACAGATGCCGCATTAGTCAAATCTTGGAAACCGCGCCGGGCATCATTGACACCCTTAGGGTCAAACTTTGAAACAATCGGAAGTTTCAGTGCCATTACATAGACTCCAATTTCCGGTTCACTCGAGCAATCCAACGCTCAACAAGATTTTCAGCCAGCCCATACACGGCAGACTGGTAAGGCATGAACGCCCGGTAAAGATAGCGCCCACCGTTATCCCAACCTGGCACGACAGTCTGAATGCGGCGGATAAACAACTGACCGCGCAAACTATTACCAGCAGACTTTGACCCGGCGTTCTCAGCGATGGCAACACCAGCGGCAGACGGCTTAGAAAAATCAATAGTCACAAGGTTTGGTGAACGCCACGAGAAACCACCAGTCACACGAACAGTTGCACCCAACTTGTTCCACTGCTTAGGGCCGGGCCTCAACATTCCAGACATAGGTGGGCGGTTCGCATTCACACGCGCCTCAATCATCTTCGCAATAGGCGTGATAGCTGGCTTGATCGTGCGAGACAACTCGTTAGCCAAATCCTTATCAATGGACTTGATAACACGTATCACACGCGCAAAATCGCGTGCATCAACCTCAGCGCGCGCATTGAAACCCATGACGCTAGTTTACTTGCGCCCACCCTGCGACTGGCGCGACACCGCGACAAGATAGCGTTGCATAGTCCACAACATACGAGGCTCAAGCTTCGCCAGCTCACGCGGGCTGATGTGGTATTCGTAAGCAAGTTGAGCCATCACCCAATGAACTGAGTAACCGCCCAACGGTTCTATTTTTTTGAATCGCCCTCTTTGACAATCTGAATGGACTCAACCCACTGGTCAAACTCCAACTCAGTTGCCTTCGTGCGCTTCTCAACCGAATACGCCAAAAAGAAAATGTGCGTCATCTTAGGTTGTGACAACGCCGTGACACTCATGTCAAAGTGCTGTTCAAAACGCATCAGATCAATGGCCAACGCGCTGATGGCTTTTGTTGTGCCGTCAGGATAAACAATCTCAAGCTTGATGGGTTCCATGACCCTAAGCCTAGTTGTTATGCGGTTGCGCGTGCAAACGCCCCGGCGGCAGCCCATGTCGTTGAGAAGGTGAGCAGGTCACCAACCGAACCCGCGACAGGCGAGTAACCCGAAATGACAACCGGGCAAGTCCACTTAGGGTTCGTTGCCGAAATCACGGTTCCGTTAGGAATAATCGTGACAGTGCCAACCGAACCAAACGCAGGCGAAAGCGTGGCGTCAACCGAGCTGGAAAAGTCCTGGTGCCAGTCAAGCTGAACCGAACCATCCTTCAAGCCCGTGACGCGCGTGCGCCAACCGGCAGTGCCAAAAGCCGTCGTTTCGATTTCATCCGCCGACTGCTCAATCGTGACCGCACCAATGTGATCCGAGAAATCCACACCGTTCACGGTGACCACAGCGTTAGTGAAAACTTGCTTTGCCATTTTGTTTATCTCCTAATTTCCGTAAACGGTAACTGTAAAGTCTGCTGCCAAATAGTTGACATCACCTATTGTGACACTGCCAACACTGGTCATACCCTCGACACGACAATCAAACGCAGAACCGCCCAACGAGCGTTCAGACTCAATAGCCGTCTTAATCGAACCGGAACCCGGCGAAATGTAAGCGTCAAGTGTGCGCTGTGCAGTGCGCTCACTCATACGCCCCACAATCACAGTCACCGTGAAAGTGTAAGTGGTCAGGCCGCCACGCAACGCACCATCATATTCAACACTCGAAAGTGACAGCACAGCCACAGGTGGGTTCACCTGATCCGGAATTGTTTCCGCAACACGAAGCCCCCGAATCGTGCCGAGGTTCGCGCCAAGCCCCTTGCGGATAAGTGCGATGCTCAAGCGATGCTGACTTTCGCATAAGGCGCAAGCAACGCCTGCACATCCGAATCGATGCGGCTCACCCGGATAGCGCCGAGGTCACCCATACCCACCACGCCGAGTGGCGAGTCAAAACGCTTGAACAAACGCTGAGACAAAATGACACAAGCCAGGCGCACATCAATCGGCACAGCCGACCAACCAAACACACCAGCAATCTGCACAGTGACATTAGGCATGATGGGAAAAGTGAAATTGCCGATGGCGCGCACACGCGTATACGGCTGAGTGATACCGCCCACAATGCCGTTAGTCGGTTCGAGCTGGTAGTCAGCCGCGCCCCAAGTTGTATCCCACGCCGTCTGAGCCGTTGTCTTCAGCGTGGTCAAAGAAATCAGGTCATCAATCTCGAGCAGAAAGTTGCTGTCACAACGGTAAGTGCGCGTTGCCGTAGTCGAATAAAAGACGCGCTGGCAGTACGAGTCAATCTCGCGCGAAGCCGCCTCAATGCTCATCTCAATCAGACTGTCATCAACGGCATCAGTAATCCGCAGAGCGTCTTTCACCTGCTGCAAGGTGGCATACCCGTTTGTAATCATAAGACTATGTTAGGCGTGCCTTGAGTTGTGTGGTGCTAATCCCCACCGTATACGGCAAAAACACTAAGGCAATGTTGCGCCGTTCCAAATACTCGCGCGTGAGTCCCGTCTGCTTCAAATAGTCTTTGCCCAACCAGTCAGAGCCAACCACCAGCAAGTCAGGCTTCACCTCATCAATGAGCACTTTGCAATCCTCATTGCCCTTATTGATGAGCACATCATCAACCCAACGGATCGCGCGCAACATCTCCAACCGTTCCACAAGACTCATCACCGGGTAAGCGCCCTTATAGCGTTTGATGAAATCATCAGTGTTCACACCAACCGAAACATGAGCACGCTCACCACCCAACTCAACACAACGCTCGAGCAACGCCACATGACCCGGATGCAACAAATCAAAAGTGCCAATCGTCAAAACCCTCATCGCCAAGTGCCTTTCCATTTTCTAAAGAAGTCATTTTCAAGCACCAGGTTCTCGCGCCCAAACCGTTCACGCTGCACACCGTCAGCATCACGCAACTCAGGAAACAACACCGGCACACCGCCAGCCCTGTCCGAATAGTCTCGAGTCCACATAATCTCGTTGGCAATCGAACTCATCTTGTCGGTGACCACCGGCCACCCAATCATCTTGTCTAAAGTCTTGCGCTCATACACGCCCATATAAGAGCCGTAAACGCTCGGGTCACCTAGCAGTGCAACCGAGCCGGGAAACTCTGCCAGCCTGCCCCAAAAGCCCTTAGACAACACCTCAGCCGAGTCTTGCAGAAACAGCCAACGGTCAAGTGTGGTGTTCTCGTAAACCCATTGCAGTTTGCCCAACTCAAAACCGCCCTCGAGGGAAACCACCAAAGCGTCAGAGCCGCCGAGACTTGCCAAACACTGTGCAACCCAATGCTCACGCCCCGGCGCGGTTGCAATGACCGTTGTCAATCCCATGACAGCTCACGGCGCAAAATCAAATCCCACTCGCCACCAGTCATCACCTGATTGGCCTCGCGCGCCCGATGCGTCTCACTGTTCATCTTGAAGCTCTTGTGATTCTGAATGTCAAAACCAGACTTGAGCGTTGATGAGTTGTCGTGATCCACGAGCGCATTCACCATCTCCACATCAACGCCCTGCGCAAGTGCGCGCCGCTCAAAGTCATTGTCCTCAAAATACGCCGGATGAAACAACTCAGAAAACAGCCCAACCTTTTTCACAACATCCTCACCAATAGCAAATGCCGCCCACTTAGGCTGCACAGCAAAAAACTGCAACGCATCACTTCTGAGACTGTCGGCCATCGTCTCGAGCGCGCCCGGCTGAAACACCACATCATCATTCACAATGATCCAGCTCGGCGCAAACGGTGAACACTTCACAATCAGATTCCACGAACCAGCCACACCAAGATTCTGAGGCAACCGGATATGGTGCAACCGTTTCACCAGCTCAGGCTTTGTCGGTGACCAACCATCAGGTTTGTTGTCAACGACAATCAAATCTTGCACCGGATAATCAATGCTCGACAGCATCCGGTCACACAAATCATGCCGAGTCAAAGTCGGCACACCAATCAACGGGATCATGCAAAGTACCCTTTCAAAAACGGTAGCCACTTGTCAGCAAAAACTTTGTCAGCGTCAAACTGTTGGGCAAAGTCGCGCGCCACCTCAGAGTGACCGCCACCAGACTCATAGGCCATTTGTAACGCCATAAAAATGGATTGAACCAACGGCACTTGTGAGACGGCCTTCATCTGTTCGTTCCACCACGGCTGACCCTCAACCAGCCAAGAATCTTCCGAAGCCAAATCTGGTGATGCCGCCCAAGACGAAGTGATAACCCTCGTGCCACACGCTTGCGCCTCAAGCGCAGTCAACCCAAACCCCTCACCCATACTTGGATGCAACAACACATCAAAAGACGAATACAACGCCGCCATGTCGCGGTCATCGTAACCAAGACGGTGTTGCACCGGATCAGGAAAAATGATTTTGCCCGGCTCAATGTTGTACGCCTTAGCCAACATAGGCAAAGTGAAACCGCCCATGATTGCGCCCGGCTCAGCGTGAACATACAACACCGCGTCATCATGGATTTTGCTAAACAAAGAAAACGCTGCAAACGATTCACTGAAACTCTTACGATGCACCATGCCGTTGGCTTTGTTCGCACTGACCATGCCCACCAAAAACACATCCTGTCGGTCACCCAAAATATATTCGCGCCCGGTCATGTCCACAAGGCTCATGCGCTCAGTCGGCTTATAGGTGTGCAAGTCAATGGCGTGCGGAATGTAAACAGACTCAATGCCTGCCTGCTCGAGCTGGCGTTGCCCATGTGGGGCCATCGTCACGGCGGTCACATTGTCTCGGCGCAAAAACTGTGCCACCGTTGGCGGCAACGAAACATGATCGAGCGGTGTCCAACTGATGATTGGGATTGGTTGCCCATCAACCTTGAACGAGTCGGCCAACTGCTCGTAAACCCACACATCGTACAAAGTCATCAACGCTGTTTTGGTGCTGGTGCTTTTGTCGAAGTGTGAAAACCACTGTGGGATAACATCCGCCGAATACGGGTGAAAGCCTTTGGGGTAGTGCGGAATCTGATGCTTGCCAACTTTGACTGTTTCAATGTTGCCCTCGAGTCCATAGTTCGAGAAGCTGGCAACTTTCATGCCGTGGCGCAGACACCGTTCCAAAAACTGTGCGCCTTGTGTGCCGTACCCTGTCGGCAGTCCCGGCGAGTTTGATGCGAGTGCTAGTGACCCGTTGACTTTTTCGTATTCCTTACCCATAGGTCAAGCCTACACAAAAGAAAAACCCCCGCCCGGCAAGGTGAGGGTTTGACTTGTGCGCTAGTTAGGCAAGCACCAAAACTTCTTTCGCACCAGTCTTGGTTGTGTAAAGAGGCATAGCGTAGGCGCGGAAATCGTCAGCAGATACGGTTGCAAACTTTGTCAGCGCAAAACCGACAACCTTCTCAATGTCAATGCTGTCAACGGCGATGCGCAGAAGCCACTCGCGGATCATTGTTGCCAAGAAGCTGTCAGCGGTAAAGTCATCTTCTGCTTTGATTGTGGTGATGTTCATTTTGTTTCCCTTCCGAGGATTTGTTTTGCTTACAAGATGACTCTATCACGATTTGTAATACAAGTGTCAACTTATTTGCAAAGATTTTTTCAACTATTTTTGGGCAAAGAAAATCCCCCACCCAAACGGGCAGGGGACTTTCTTACGCCACTTAGGAAGTGGTGAGGTACTTCACAGCACCACTGGACTTGAGTCCAGCAGCGAAGCGCAGGCTCGTGCGGTACGCCGTAACATCCTGGTCGAAGTATGCATCCGTCGAGGTTGCAACATCAACAGGTGTGTGCGTGATCGCAACAGCCTTAAAGTCACCGAACAGAACCGACTTGACACCCGAACCGACAGCCGACATCGATGGGTTCTCGTAAACAGGGAAACCAGCGAAGGTGTCAGGAACACCCTGGCCGACAGTGTAAAGGTAGTTGCCAGCCGAGTCCTTCAGCTTGCGGATAGCACCAAGCGTTGAACCTGCCGCCATGTAGCCAGCGTTTCCACGGTAGCCACCGTCGATGCTGTACGCGAGGTCGATGAGGCCGTCACCCGTGAGAACCGAAGTTCCGAGAGCAACACCCGAACCTGCCGCGCCAACAACCGTTGAGGTTGCCGTTGCGTTCGCCCAAGTACCGATAGCGTTACCAGCCTGCTCAGCAATCGATCCAACAATGTCAAAGCCAGCGTCAGCAATCAGCTCGTTGGTGATGAGCGAAAGGAACGCACCCTTGACAGGTGAGAGCAGGATGCTCGAGAAGGTTGGTTCGCTCTGTGCGATAGCCGAACCAGCGGTGGTTGCCGTGGCAGTGCTGTACGCGGTCATCACGGGCAGGCGAAGGTCGTTGCCCGAGTTGCGAACGATAACATCAGCAACATCGAGGAACGGCCCAACCTTGCGGGCAATCATCCAGAGACGGTTGTAGAAATCAACCGGCACAGTGTCAGTCGAGTTGACAAGCGTTGCACGCTTCTCGAACAGGTGCGAACGAATCTCACCCGAAGCAAGCGCGCGGAAAATGTCAGCCTCAGAACGAGCCTCGACAACAGCAGGAACGAACGAACCGGCAGCCTGCTCGGCTTCCGCACGACGAACCTCAGTGCGCTCAGCAACAGCAATCGAACGCTGTGCATCTTCGATAGCCGACTCGATGCGGTCAATCGTTTGGTTTTCTTCAGCGGTCAGGCCACGCTTCTCAGCCTCAGCACCATCAATAATGGAACGGATCTGGTAAACGAGGTTTGCCTTGACCTCTGACTGTGACTTGATGAACTCACTCATCATTACTCCAATCAAAAAAAGGGTTATAGGGAAGTGGCCGCGCTAACGCTGAACCGTGACCGCGCTAACGCTGAATCACTAAAAGGATACGCCGTAAGTGTTTAGTCAATAACTAAACACGCGCAAAAAAGCAAAACGCCCGGAATCCAGCATCCCGAGCGCGTTGCCTAAACAGAATAACTAGAAACGCTCGAGCAGGTCAAGCTTCTTCTTCTTCAGCGCCAACGCATCCAAGTCACCCACGATTTCATCAGCCTCAGCCTCGGGCGCAAGACGGTCAAGCACCTTCTCAATCAGCGCACGATCCGCCGCCGTCAAAGACTCAGCACCAGCCTCAATGCGAGTCAACACATCCTGCAACGCGTCAGCATCAACCTCGGCACGCTGAGCCACCATGTCAAGCGCTCGAACGCTCACAGTGCCACCCGTTTGAGAATACGCTGGCCACGCGACAACGCTAACCTCGTGCAATCGCACAGACTTCAGTGTTCGAGTATTCCCGTCACTCGACCAAGAATCACCGCCAGACGGGACTGAGAAACCAAATGACATGGCGTCAACAATTCCCTTTGAAATAAGTTCCCGAGCGTCGCGCCCGGCGGTGGTATCAGGAAGCACCGCGGTGACCTTCAAACCGCGCTCATCCTCAACAAGTGACAGCGTGCCGGAACGAGTCGAAGCCAAAACCTGACCACTGTCGTGATTCCACAGCATCTTTACATCACTGCGAGACTTAAGCGTTTTTGTAAACGCACCACGCTGGATGACCTCAGTGAACGGCAACGGCTCAGAAGGCGAATCAAACAAAGCGGCATAACCGCTAAAAGTATTGCCGTCACCCTCAGCACGCAACTCAATCGTCGTGGTGAACTCGCGCGTCTCAACTTTACCCATGCCGGAAAGTTTACCCCCCCTATAGCTCGATTGCATTGGCTCGCCCTCAGTGTCATCAGACTCATCCTCAACAGCCGGAACATCACCAGGCGCAATCGCAGTGATACCCAAACCCTGATACGCCTCACGCGCATCAACATCATTCTCAACAGCAACCATCACATTGTAAGTTTCCAAAAGACGCGCAGCCACATCCCGTTTGAACTCTGCCGAAGTCACACCATCCGGGCGCATAAACAACTCATCAAAATCAACATCCGCCGCCTCAAGCTCGGCAACAGTCTGCTCACGATCACCAACGAAACGCCCGGTGACAACAAACACCAAAGTGTCATCAAACGAATCCAAATAATCAACCACCGGCTGATTCACCACACCATCAACAAACAAAGTGTCATCAATGTCTGTGATGACCGCTGGCGGGCCAGCCTCGTTTCGAGACTCATTCGCAATGGCCTCAACAATTCTGTCTGCATAATCTTTTGCACGCATAGCGCCAACCTTTCCACCAATAGAACCCCACAAAGCATGAGCAACAACACCCGGTGTCGGGTACTCCTCAGAATCAGAATCAGCGCCCGGCGCATCCAAATCAACGAGATGGCGTGCAATCCACGCAGATATTCTTTGCCACTTGTCTGCCGACACATCACCGGAAGCCATCAGGCGCGCCTCACGCACCGTACCAGCCGTGACACCATCGCCAGCCAAGCCAGCCTCAAACCACTCCAAACCGCGTTTAGCAGCGTCACGCATAAACTCTGGCGCGCTCAAATCCGGCAACGCACGCTCACCAACAAACGGCTCACCCGTAGACAACGAAATGGCCACAGCCTGTTTGATAGCGTCAGCCTTAGTCTGGTGGCAACCAAACACCACATTGTCGGGATCAACAACCGCCCAACCGGAACAATTAGGGTTTTTATCAGTGATTGAGTATGGCATCAGCTCTCCGCAATGTAAGTGCCGTTGACATAAATGCGTGACACAGTGGTCAGGTCATAACCCATTGCGCTTTGCGTCAATATCTTTTCGACAATCGCTTTAGGCTGTGGTGTCGCGCCAACAAGAAAATGCAGGTCAAGCACATCCGTGACACCAACAGTATCCACATTCAAAATGATGTGGTTTTCATCATCCGCAGGAATTGACGGGTCACGCCAAACCCAACCCGTGAAATGGTTTGAACCACCCAAAGGCATGACCGGTAACTGCAACTTGTATTGCCCTGTGCCAAAGTTTGTGACCGTAGTGCAAAGCACCTCGATTTGAAAAGTGACCAGTTGCCCATGCTTCACAAACCATGAATTATAGGTTGGATAGGTTGCGCCTGATCCGGTGAAAGTCAAACCTGTTGCGCTGAAAGTTGGTGTGAACCGTTGAGCAATAGGTGACGGGCCAACCGCGCCAGCTACAGAAACAGTTGCCGCATCAGAGCCAACAACATTGACGGTGGCAGAAGTTTCCGCAACCGTCACAACCGCTGTGGATGCGCTAACCGTCACAGTTGTGGTCATCGAGTGACCTCGGCATAAACAACAAAATTGCCCTCAACAAGACGGGTCACATACCCTGCGCCGGAAACCATCTCGAGGTCATAAACATATTGCCCGGCAGTCAAACCGGCAGTAGCCGTGGCAACGGCAGCCAAAGCAATCGTGCCAGCCGTACCGCCCAAAGTGATACCAGTGCCAGAGACAAGCGAAAGCGCAACAGCGGTGGACTCAACCGATTCACGCACCTGCATACGGGATGAGTAACCCGTCACATTCACCGCTGAACCGGCAACCGACCAAGTGAGTTGGTAGTCAAAGTTCGCGCCCTGGTAGCAATCCAAATCGAGGTAGCCCGGTGCTTGCATTAGTTGTTATCTTCCGTATAAGCGGTCTTGGGGTCAGCCGGATCAATAAGATAAACAGGCTGAAGCTGTGTCGAGGCAATACCAGTGTGAGCCATCTCAGGCAAACCAAATTGCTTGGCCACAGAAGCCGGATCAAAACCAACCTGAATCAGCGTTCGAGCCATGTTGACTCGCTGAGAATCAGCAGACAATGACGCGCCATCAAGGTTGACAGAAGCCAACGGCACACGAGGCATATCAGCCGACACATCATCAACACGGCGCAGATTCTCGACACGGCGCACATCGTTGATGCTCATCCAGCCAGCCTGCAGCGCGCTCGAGTAAGCGGTGGTGCGTGCAGACAGGTCGGCGCGCACGAGGGCATCCATGTTGAAACGAATAAACGCGTTTTCGCCACCCGGTGTGCGTGCCATCAGTTTCGAAAAAGCGTTTTCAAGCTTTGCCACAAGTGGGCGCAACGACATGGAAACGAACTGCAAGCCCTGTTGCTCGACACTCGAATAAGACATTCCGCCATCGGTCACGCCAAGCAGGTACGGTGGCACAGCAAACGCGCGCGCCACATCAAGCACAGCAAACTTGCGCTGCTCAATGAGTCCAGCCTTGTCAGGATCAATGCCCGTTGGCTTCCACATTGCGCCACCA